CGGAAAATCGCACGGGACCGTGAGTGCACCGGATTGCTCACCGTTTCCCTAGGGCGCCGGCCCGCCACGGCGGCTTGCAGGAGTTTACAGCAGGTAGCGTACGTGGCAAGATCCACAGCTTCACACACACTGTCGTGATGACAGCAAGTGTTCTGATTAGAATCATAATTCTATGAAAGGAGGTTGTATCAGAGATTTATTTTCAGATTAGCAGTTAAACCTACTAACAGGGAGGGGGCCAACGCCCTTGTTATCCCGGAAGTGAGGCAATTTTGCTATCAAATTTTCAAGTACGTTTTCTTCAGGTGTGGGTCGTTACAGTAGGAGTTCTCCTCTGTCTCGCGGCTTATCACGCATTTAACTAAATCAACTTAGCAAACACTAAAAGGAGTTTAACATGCAAGAGCACACACTACATTTGGACATCGACGAATTGGAAATCGCTTGCGTCTGTTTCACCGGAAGCGATGAAGTTTGTAACTTATGCTTTGACAACATGGATTCAGGCCCAGTTTTGGGTTCTGCTTACGTTGATGTCCTCGACAATGTTTGAGATATTGTTGCTCGTTGGCATGTTCTCAGCAGTTCTACCTTTCATTAAACCCACAAAAAAGGAGTTACCATGCAACAAGTTCACTGCAAAGAGATCGATGTTCTCAACTTTTATGGACAGCATTATCACAAAAGTCAGATGATGTCGACAGTGTTTTTCCAACAATGTGCTCCAGATTTCCTTCCTCAGCTGATGACCCATCCTGAATGGCTGGACCTCAGTTGTGCGAGTAGCCAGCTGAATTTCGGCTCTGGATCTGTGGCGTCTCAAGGTGATAGAATCAAAAACTTTTTCTTTCACTTCATTGCATACGTTCAAGACATACGGAAAGGCGAAGACCGCTCTATGGCGGGAACTTTCTCTTACATCCAGAATTGTGCTATGGACGAATGGATACTCCGATCCTTGAAAAGCCAGAATGTGAGAACCCGTCTCGATAGACGCTTTCTCGACTGGCCGTCGTCCGTGTCTTGGCTGAACGAAGAAATCGAAACTTTTTATAAAGCGGTTACCCCTTCCGAGCTTCAGCGAGGAATTGGAAACATCTTTAATGTTTTGCTTCTTCTCATTTGGACCTGGGCAGCGGAATAAACGTAAATCAACCTAAATAAGGAGCTACCAATGGTAGAAACGGTAATGACAGACGAACCAGAAGTCGAAGATCAAATTCCTGTCTTCTGGCCCGACGCGGGTATCGCAGCTATGATGAACTCGCTCACCTTCTCGACTGAGTTGCAGCTCTCCCGTTTTTCTTACGGAAGTGCGACTACTTGGCGGGATACAGTATTGATTCTGCCTCATGCTTCAAACGTGGATTTCCGCGCTGAGTTGGATGTGGATGACATCGCCGCGCTCGACGCTAGCGCTTTCCAGCGCGAGTGTTTCTTTCAACGTTTCATGTCCGGCTATCGCGCTTTGGTTTGTCGCGCTGGCTCGGGTTCCATGCAACACGTAAACTCAAACATCGCCCAGAACTGTGTCAAACAGTTCGCTCTCGAGAACCCAATGTCCAGACCGGACCTGGTGGATTACCTTCAATCCGTGATTTCGGAGGGGAGATTTGAGCTTGCTTCCACGATCATTCATTACTTGAATCACCGTGAGTTGCTATTTTACGCGAAACGTGGTCTGCTTCCACGGGCCATCTGCCACATCGGGCATGGTCTTTCAACCCTAACAAGGAAATAAAAATGGATCCTACACTTAAACACGCGCTCGAGAAATCTTGCCCGGAATTTAAACAGCATCCTGGTTCACTTATCATCCCACCAGGGATAGATATGTCTGAACTGGAAATAGAATGCGAAATGGACCTCGACATGATCGAAGGCCTGTACCGTATTGCTCAAGAAGAGCCACACGCCGTGTGCTTGGATGCGGATTCCATCCACAAGATCACGGACTTCGCTGTCCATCTTCCTCACCCGGTTTACTTTCTCTGGGACCCGACCACCGCAGCAGGTGGTTCGATATTGAGGGCATCTTCAACCTTTAAACAGGTTCCACTTCCAAACCTCAAGGAAGCACTTCTTGAAATAGCGGAAATGGGCCAGGCCGCAAATCTTACTTCAGGTGGTCCAAAGACGAATCTCGGCAAGCGACAGATCGCAGCCGGAGAGACTTTTGGTAATATAAAACCGGAAGTTGCGACCGAAGAGAAGGAGGATGAAATTGACTCTTGACGAACTACTTCGTGAAGGCGTCGAATTTCCAACTCCAACGCTAATTCCGGGTGCTGATATGAAACACTTGATGCAATCGGAAGGCGCAAAAAGAATGATGGGAATTCGAAGAATGCACCGTCGCGTGGTAACTCACGTTGACAAAGCTTCCGAAGACTCAGAAATGTTGTCGGCGCAGAAGAGCCTCCGAAATGACTTATTAAGTAAAGACGACTATGTCGCCACCTCTGATAATGATCACTTCGCCGGTCCTAACGCTATGGGTTCGGATTTTTCGACCTTATATGTGGTTGCTGGTAGGGAGAGTAGTCCCGCCTCGGTACCTCAGGCCAACAACACCGTCCTTCGAGAACAGCTTGGTCTCCCAAATCAATGGAAGAACAAGGCTCACGTTCAGATCTTCAACGAAATGTTTGAACATACCTTACGTGAGTGCGAAACTGACACAATCAGGGTCGCCAAGGATTCACAATCCGGCTTCGAAGATTTTACCCACGATTCAGAGGAACGACTCGAGATCGCGGAAAACGCCCTTGTCAATGCTAACAAGATCATTGACGCATACTGGAGAGGAGACCTAGAAGAGGCCCGTCGTTTGGGTGTTGTCACCTGCTTCTTCACAGGCGCACGTCGTCAAGCTGACCGTCGCACATACAAGGATGGACAGTGGATCAGGAAAGACCGTTTTGGTTTCGACTGGGACTACGCCGTAACTCAGGGTTTGAAAGGAACCCGCGTACCTACTTCGAAAGACCCGGGCATTCCCGGATCTGGGGATGATTTCGACGCTGAGCGCATTCGTGTTGTTCATGGTCTAAATCTCTCTTCGAATGCTATACTTGCCTCTTTCATGGCTCCAATGATGGAAAGGCTTTTTCAAGAGTATAGCTACACCTTTCACACCACCACTGACCTTCTCGAAAAAGTGCAGGATAGTGGCCTCACCCCTCGGGGCGTTGACGCTACTCAGTACGACGAAACTATGCCATACTTTATGGTACAAGCCGCTTGCCGCTCACTTCTTGAGTTAGGCATGAATGAGAAGTACGTCTATTTCTTGCTTCAGTGCTACTTAGCACCCATGTTTGCAGGTGGTAGAGCTTTGGGAGAACGTAACATAGAAGGTAACTTTATCGGAAACCCTCTTGACCAGTCTACGTTCACGGTATTCCGTGGACAGCCTTCGGGCATCTGGACTACTTCGTTCTTCAACAAGCTCATGATGGCTGGCACCTCCATGTGCTGGTATCATGATGTTGGTGGGCAGGTTATCGGCAATGTTGATTCGATTTTAAAAGGAGAAGACCCCTTTTTCAAGATGATCAATAACGGCGATGATCATATCAAACTCTTGTCCGACGTGTACGCTGCAAAGTGGGATAAGAAACCGGAATACACATACTTCAGTGTTGAACAGGAATCACCGATCCGCTTCGGTGGTGAGGTTTTATTTCGTGACTCAGCTGGAGATATGCGAAAATCCGCTGACCTCGTGTCCTTTGTGACAGGGGTCATCGTTCCAGAGCGTTCGATCTATTCGAACTTCAGGAAATTTCCGGGCGTCGGTTTTGCCGACAAAATCTCCCACTATGGTGGGGGTAAAAGCGGGCATCCTCTCTTTGCGGATGTCTTCTCACGCTATCGCTACTATTTCTCAAAAGCGATTGGCGGTGATGTCGACAAAATGTGGACATCAATGAGAGAAAGTGAAGAAGCTGTGCTAGCACAGTTAAAGAACTTCACTCTTAAGGACATGACATCAGTTGATATTGATGTGCTCACACGTCCTGAGCGTCGTTTCTTCCGCTACTCTCTTTCCGAGATCTCAGAAGGTGTTATCGACCTGCTCGAGATGAGAACTATTAACTCTATCCCTAAAGAGGAGGTCTGGACATGAGCCAGAACGACAACACCACGGATCACGTAGATCCGCGCCCTGAGGCCAGCGAGATGGTCGATCAGGTCGACGATGGCGATACTTCAGCCATCGTTGCACAAGCAAAGAAGGACGTTTTCTCCGACGATCGTATCACGATCATGAATCCTATTGGCAAGATGCCAAAGGCCGTTGAGAGTGAATTTCTCACAATGGGCATGATACGTTATCGCGATTTCATCGGTTACGCCTTTTTCGCTTCCGCCACAAGCGAATTCGTAGGCGGATGTGTTCTTCCGGCTTCTGAGAAAGTCACGATTCAAATCAACAACCCTTCGCACGCTCCGCTTTTCAAAGCTTTCACCGGTAATGGGAAGCTCGGTAATGCGAATGTGGCCGTCCAGACCAAGAGCAAAGATAAGGATGGCAGGAAATATCTCTGCCCTCTAGCCATAAATCTGATTGCTACCCAGCAACCAGGTGCGGGCGCCGCTCACACTGAAAGCGGAACCAATGTACTTGAGTTCGCTACACCGGAATCTCTTGAGGTTCCTGTGTATTGTTTCGACGTTTACGGAACTCAGGTTTCTCCTTTTAGCTGGGAGAAGGACAATGAATCGCACTTTGCCAATGGTCTCGAAGACATGGACTTGCCTGAAGGTCTGACTCTCGTTGTGGGTAAAACCGGAACGGGAAAATCGGAACTTTTAAAGTATATAGTCCCGGTTCTTGAGCCAAACGCGATGATACCTTACGGTGAACGCGACAAACTCTACGTTTGTGGTGCAAATCGTGATGATTCAAGTCCGATCACCTATCCAAAGGTGACAAATCATCGGTTGTTGTTGAGTGAAATAATCGAGTCACTTCAGTCGCCTGGCGTCTGTTGTATCGATTCACTTCGTCCTCTTGTGTATGCAGGAAAAGGCGAGGCTGCGATGAAGTTCGGTTTAAGCTCTTCATCGATTAACTTCTACGAGCAACTTTCCACTCTTGGAAAGGTTGGACGTGTCGCTTTCCTGGCACTAACCAATCCTTCAGCCGACATTCAGGCTGATGAGGATGCTTTCGTTGAAGGTTTTGCCAAACTCGTTGAGAGCTCGGCCGATGGTGTCATCATCGCCCGAGGTGGTAACGAAGTTGCACCGAACCAGGTCTACTTCAGCTACGACCACACTCACCGTGTTGGTGGAACGCACTCGCGTGAAACATCATTCGGGTTTACAGCAAATTTTTCAAACAATCCGAATGTGACTGAGGAAGGTGAAGCCGATTCCAATTCAACGGATCTCGCTTACACCGGAATCGCCGTCAAAACTCGGTAATAACCCTATCTAAAGGAGCCTAAAAATGGCTGAAATTATTCAAAAAGATGCTTTCTCTCCGATCTCGGACGATGAAGGTGTTGCGAAGGAACTGAAGGCAACCATCCCTCAGAACGCCTTCACCGCTGCTCTTGCCCCTTACAACTTTCGTAAGTCAGTTCAGAGTTACGATAACTCGGAATATTGGGGTAACGCTGAAGTAGAGCTCATCGATCCTAGCCTCGCCGCTAGTGATCAGATCGCTTCACTCGAACGCATCGGGGATGCTCTCCCCGTAAGTGTGCTCTGTGACAAAGGCGCCTACGGCGTTAGAACCACGAGCGTACTCGGCGAAGACGCCGACGAGGATCGTGCTCGCATGATCGCTGAAAAAGGAGCAAAAGGAATCACACAGCTTGGTCTTGCCCTGCAGAGCTCGGATATCATGAGAGCTTTGTTTCAATCTGTTGTTGATCCTTCAGTCAAGATACTCCGCCCGAACAAACTTGTTGACCAGTTCACCGGTTATCACGAGCTCGTTCGTGTGGCGCGCAATCGCACAATTGGTCGCGCGAAGCTGTTCGATGGTGTGGCACATGTTCTTGCTGCGTACGTTCTCCGTATGTTCGAGGATCTTGGGTACGTCATCGGATCGAGGAGCGTTTATCAATTTGAGAAGCGCGAGGACCTTGTAGCGTCGGACGCTACGATTCTGTCCGAGATCTACACGGCCACAGGTCTTACTGAAATCGCTGATTTAAAGGTGGACGTTTCACCTTTCATGAGCGGACAATCAAAGACTGATTCCGGTATTCAGCCTTTGACTTTAAGAGATCATCTCGCAATGCAAGCTCGTTCCGCTGGTTCACGTATCCGTGAATTAGCAAAGTACGCCGACGCTTACAATACAACGAAAGCTCTCGGAAAGAT